TTGGGGGGTGGGCGGTGGCCGCCCGCCGGCGGGGGGGGGAGGGGGGGAGGGAAGAAAAGCGGGGGGGGGGGGGGGGGGGGGGGGGGGGGGGGGGGGGCTACGACAGTCGTATGTCTGGTGCCGGCACGCACCGATACCGCATGGTGGCATGACTATGCGATGGCCGGCGAGATTCGCTTCATTCGAGGCCGATTGAAATTCGGGGGCCACAAAAACTCGGCACCGTTCCCTTGCGCAGTCGTCATCTTCCGCGCTAAGTAAAAGAAACCCCGCCTAGGCGGGGTTTCTTATCGAACTTACCGTAACTTAGCTGATTTTGCTCGGCTCCAGGCGACCGAAGGAGAACTGCGCGACGGCCGGCTGCAGGATGCGCTGACCGCTCGGCGCCTGGTAGGACACCAGATAGCCCTGACGCAGGCCGTAGCGCTTGTTGACGGCCGGCAGTGCCACGGTCAGGCCGACGTTGAGCGCGCCGCGGGTCGAGGTCTCGCGCCGCCAGATCTCTTCCAGCACCTCGACCGAGGGGCTGTCGGCCTGCAGGGTCAGGGTGAACGGGATCGGGTTGTAGACGAAGCCGGCCGAGTAGTTGCCGTCGATGCCCATGGAGAGCTCCTTGCTCTCCACAGCGCCGAACTCGAACACGTTGTCGGCGGCGTAGCCGGTGATCGGCACGCCGTTCGGGTAGAGGCCTTCGACATTCAGGATGATGGACGAATTGGCGACGGTAAGGGTTGCAGCCATGATCGGTCCTCCTTACAGGACAGTGGTGGAGGACACGACGATCTTCTGGATGCTGCCACCATCGCAGTACCAGAAGTTCACGGTCGGAGAGCCGCGCTCGGTGCGCACGGTCGTGGTCAGCGGGTCGGTGACCTGCAGGTACCAGCCCAGGTCGGAGACCTGACCTGCGATGTCAAAGCCCGCCTGCGAGTTGATCACCGCGCGCTGCGAGGCGCTGAGGGTGACGCCGGCGCGGATCACACCGTTCTGCACGAACTGGCCGATTACGTCCTGCGCGCCCTGGTAGATCGCGTTGTAGCCTTCGGCGTTGTAGGGCAGCGAGCGGTAGGCCAGCAGGGTCTCGAACAGCGCCTGCTGCAGGTTGCGGCGCAGCGCGATCTGGCCCAGCGCAGTGTCGGCCCACTCAAACTGGCCGGCGGCCGAGCCGTTATAGAACACCGCGTAGGTGTTGGCCGTCGAAGCGTAGGCGCCCAGGTAGGTGTAGCCGTTGGACAGCAGCGCCGAGGCGTCGGCCAGGTTGGAGACCTGATCGGCGATGGCGGCGACCGGCTGGCGGAAGGCCAGCGTGGTGCGACCTTCGATCGCCTGGAAGTTGGTCGAAGCGCCCCAGGCCAGCACGGCCATGGCGTGTTCCAGCTGTCCGTAGACCGGCACCACGTTCTGGTACGGCGTGGCGTGCACGATGTTACCGAAGCTGGCCGGGTTGTTGGTGGTCAGGCCTGCAGCATCGGTGTCCCACGGGGCGTAGATGAACTGGAACTGCTGCGCGCTGGTCCACGCGGCGAAGGCCAGTCGGTCGTCTTCGTCCGCGGCCCACGCCGTGGTGAAGATGCCCCAGTTGCCGGACAGGTTGGCCAGACGGGTCATTGCCGAGTCGGCGGTATCAGCAGCCGAGCCACTGGCCTGCTGGTAGGCGCCTGCGGCGGCCGACAGGCCGACGCCGGTGGCCAGCGAGCCGGTAACGGCCGAGACGGTCGCCGTTTCGCCGGTCGCCGTGGTGGTCAGCACGAAACGACGACGTTGCGCGTCGTAGGAGATCGTGAAGTTCGGCGAGGTGAAACCGGCAGTCATCAGGCTGGCGGCGTTGGCGAAGCTGGTCGCGGCCGACAGGTTGATGGTGCTGGAGGTGCGCGCGGTGTCGGTGGTGACGGTCAGCACACCAGACAGCGCCCGCAGCTGGGCCAGCGACAGGTTCAGCGTGGAGCCAAACACCGCAGCGCCCGTGGCATCCAGGGCATAGCGGCCGATGTTCAAGCTGGCCGGCTGCTGGCCGCCGTCGATGATGCCGGCGAAGTATACCTGCGCCGCGGCGTACTCCGGCGAGGCCGGACCGAAGTATTCGGACACCTTCGGTGCGTCGTAGAAGGTCAGCAACTGGCCGACCGGCACGCCAGCGGACTGGGTGACCAGCATGCCGTCGAGCGAGCCTTGCGCGCCGCCGGCGCCGATCACCCGCGGGTTGATCTGGACGATCTGGGAAATGGGGATGTTGCTCACGGGTTCTGCCTCCTGGGCAAGGTTTCGCCTATGGTAGCTGGTCGGCGACGGTGATGGAATCGAGCTGGATCTGGTCGAAGAAATCCTGCGGCAGGCCGATGTCCTGGTTGACCTGGCCGAACAGGCGGATCATGAAACGCTGCTCGTACTGACCTTCGCTGTTGACGATGTTCAGCTGCTGCGGCGCGTCAGCATACAACGGGGTGAACAGCGGCGGGACCATGTTGTCCACGCCCCACATCGAGCGCCACGCGGCGGCCAGGACCGACGCCCAGGTCGGGCCAGCGGCGCCATAGCAGTCAACCTGGTAGCTGTAGGTCAGGTGCGCTTGCTGCACAGCCTGCTCGTTGTCCGGGTCGTAGTAGCGCCGGCCAAAGTCCTGGCGCTGCATCAGCCCGGGCGAGATCACCACGTAGCTGCCCGTAGGCGTGGCCGTCAGGTTCTGGAAGCCCTTGATTACCTGCTCGGTGTTGTAGGGCAGGTCCAGCACCTTGGTCACCCAGCGGAACAGGGCGTCGAAGGTCTGGTCTTCGTTCGGAGAGAGGGTCGCGGCGGCCATTACGGCAAGCCTCCTGGCGGTGGCGGCACGTTGCCGTTGCGGATCTGCGCCAGCAAGGCGTCAAGGTCCGCAGCGTTGAGCTGCTGAGTGATGGAGAAGCTGCACCATTCCGGGTTGCCCAGGTCGTCCCAGCCTTCCAGCACGTTCTGGATGGCCCACCAGCGGCCGCCGACCACGACCAGGTCGCCGCCCTTGCCGGCGGGCCGGTTGACCGTGGAGAAGTTTCCGTAGGCGTAGACGATGCTGATCGCCTTGGAGCCCTGCAGCCCGTTGAGGTAGTACAGCGATTCGTGACTGGCCGACTGGACCTGCAGCTGTGCAGTCACCGGTGCGAAGGTCGGCGTCGAGATGCCGCCGGCCATCGTTTTGCCGGTCGACACGTAGATCGTGCCAGGCTGATCGCGGTTGACGCGCTGGATCGGGCCGCGGACGACCCTGTGCAAGTTCATGGGCATTAGGACGGATCCTCGCCATACTCACCGGAAGCCGAGACGACCGCCGAGTCGATGCTGTTGGTCAGATGGCCGGTCATGATCAGGCCGTGGTTGAAGCCCTTCACAGCCGCCCAGTCCTCGCTGTTGTCGGCAGGCCAGTCGCGGATCGTCTGCTGGATGTCCTCGGCCATGCGCAGGCCGATCGTGCGCAGCGCCGTGTCGGCAGCTGCGCCGGCCTTGAGCATCTGCACCAGGCCGCGGGACCACGCCTTGTTTTGCGCGACGAAGGTCGACTGCATGAAGGGTCGCGGGTGGTTCTGGCCGTGGCCGAACTCCAGCGCCTGGGCTATAGCTGCTACCGGCATGCCGGCGCGGCGATCCACGACCTGCTTGCCGGTGCGGTGGTCGGTGTAGGTGTCGGCCGGATACGTGGCGCCGTCCAGAACGCCCGCCTTGACGCTGGCAGGCTGGAACTGCTCGCGCAGTGTGTCGGGCAGCTTGACGCCGGAGCGGCGGACGGTGGTCATACGCCGTCCGGGGTGCCGCTGTTGCTGGACAGCCGGACCTGCAGGCCGATGCCGCGCGACAGGTAGTCCAGCGACTGGCCGATGCCGGAACGGCCGGCAGCGACATAGTGGAAGCTGCGGAAACGGGCAGTCATCATCCAGTACATGGCGCCCCAGGGCGTCTGGTTGAACCACGCCTCGCCGGCGCTGGCCGACAGGTGGTAGTCCAGCGACGTGGACACGGTGCCTTCGGAGGCCGAAGCGACGCGGCCCACCGTGCCGGTGCCTGGCACGACGGTGCCGTCAGTGCCGACCCAGCCTTGCAGGGTCAGCACGTGTGCCAGCAGCAGGTCAAGCATCGCCGATCGCTGGTCCGGGTCGGTGACGATCGACCCGTCGGTGTTGTCCAGCAGCGTGTAGCCGATCATGTTGAACAACAGCTGCAGTCGCGCATCCGGCACCGTCGCAAACTCAGGGAATGCGATCTTGAAGGCGGCGGGGTTGAACACGACTACAGCCATGGGCTACTCCGATCAGTTGCGCTGGGCTTCGGCCTTGGCCGCATCTTCGATCTTGGCCGGCAGAGCTTCCGGGTCGAGACCTTCAAAGCCGGTCTTCTCGTCGGCGCGGTTCTGCGCTTCCTTGATCACGTCCTTCGACTTGGTCGCGGCAAACACCGACCCGTTCTTGAAGTAGCGCGCCTTGCTGTAGAACGGGTGGCTCTCGATGTAGGCCCAGGCTTCGGCCGGAACGCCGCTGGTCAGGCCAGCTTCGCCGTACTCGTCGGCCATCTTGAGCGCCCAGTCGTCGTTGCTGCCCTTGAGCATCAGCACGCCGCCATCGACGCCCGGGACGTTCTCGAAGCGCAGGCCGGCAGGCAGGCGGCAGGCGACGGTGACAGTGCCGGCCGCGTCAGACGGCTGCTGGCTGGTGTTCTGGTTGGACTTGTTACGTGCCATGGGGTTGCTCCAGTGGGCGGGATGTGGTTACGCGGGTGATGATACACGAAACGGCGGCTGTGCGAGACGCTTGACACGCCGTAACTAAGTGGTTACTGTAGGTCTACACCCACCGAGGAACTACCCGTGAGCAAAGAATTCGTGATCGTCATTGAAGCCGACAACAAGCGCGCTGCCGCTGCATACCGCAAAGGTCTGGAGGATCTTGATCTGGTCATGCCGCAGCTGCTGGCTGCTGCAGCCACCCGCGACGAAACGCGCAACGAAGCGCACGCCAAGGCAATGGAGGAATGGCACGCGCAGGCGCCGGTGTTGGAGCTGGACAGCTGCTGGTTGCCTGGCAAGCGCGCGGCAGCAGAGGAACGCTACAGCTGGGCTGTGTTGCACCACAACATCCGCAAACCGCATAACTTCGCAGGACGCGAGCAGGCCGCCTTGGAATCGGTACGTGCCGAGTTAAAGCGCATGTGCGACATCGCCGAAGCCGCTATCGGGCCGTACCGCATGACCGAGCATCAGGTTGCCGAGATGATCGGCTGGGGAGACGGCAGCCGCGTCGAACGCCTCAAGCTGCAGTACGCCTGAAAGAAGAAACCCCGCCTAGGCGGGGTTTCTTTTGCTGCATACACCAGGTGTGTATTTGGTGTGAAAACTAGACGCCGATCTGCTGGGTCACGGCGAACGGCAGGTAGATCACCGAGCCGAAGGTACCGGCGCTGTGCTTCTGGCGCTGGTAGGTCGAGTAGCGCTCGATGGCGTGCGAGCGGTACATCTCGCTGTAGGCCAGCTCACCGGTCGGCTGACCGTTGACTTCCGGCGCCCACAGCTGCACCAGGCGGCCGGTGGCGGTGTCGAACTCCGGTACGGCCACGTACTCGATCAGCGGATAGGTCTGCTTGATCTTGGCGCCAGCCGACAGGCCGAAGCTGTTGGTGCGGTTCACATCGTTCAGTGCCGACGGGGCCAGAGCCATGACCAGACGTTCCTGGCCGGTGATCAGGCCGGCGGACTGGGCGATCAGACGGCCGACCATGGCCACCACGTCGTTGGCGATCTCTTCCGGCTCGGCGGTGGCCCAGTCGACAGTCGCAGCGACCGGCGCGGTCAGGGTCGGATCGTTCATCAGGCCGTAGTTCGGGATGCCCGCCACGCCCAGCAGGAACGAGCTGTTGCGGAACTTGGCCATGACGGTCGAGGACGCCATTTCCTGGCGTGCCGCCCAGTCGATGCCTGCTTCGCCCATGATCGCCAGCTGTCGGTCGCCCCACTCGGTCCAGGTCTGGTAGATGTAGTTCTGGCGAGACGGGAAGTTGACGTTCGCATTCGACATGCCGTTGGCGGACCAGTCGCTGTAGGTGGCGACCTGGCCAACCGGCTCGGCGGTGATGAACACGGCGTACTGGGTGGTCCAGTCGCCCTTCTTCACCACCGGCAGGATCTGCTCGGCGGCCATCGGGGCCAGCTGGATGTCGATGACGCGGCGGTCGACCCACATCGACATCCACGCCGGGATGCCGGCGCTGGCACCGGTGACCAGGGTCGGGGCGAGGGACACTGCGTCCATCGCGTACTCGCTCGCTTCGCGCGAGACGTGCTTGACGGTGTCGGGCAGCACGATGCCTACGTTGGCAAGCTGCTGGATATTCTGGCGTTCGTTCACGGTCTGGGTTCCTTGGTTGGTGGCCGCTTACGCGCCGTTCTTGCCGATCATGACGGTCTGACCAGCAACGATCGGACCTTCACTCAGGAGGACGAAGCCGGTGTCGATGGTGGTACCCGACACGGTGGCGCCGATGTTGATGGTGCCGGCCGCCGGATCCCAGATCACGGCTGCGCCGCGTGCCGGGGTGCCGGTGATGGCGTTGGCCGTGGCGAAGAAGTCGCCGGTGGCGAACAGCTCGACGGCCTGGCCGGCCTGGATCTGCATCGAGTTTTCGACCAGCCAGCCGGTGATCAGGGCCGCGCCCATGTAGCGGTGGATGAAGCCGATGCGCGAGGCCGCGCCGGCAGCGGACGCCGCGGCGTAGCCGGGGGTGCTGTCCACGACACCGTTGGCGTCGATCAGGCCGAAGGTGCCGGCCAGGCAGATGTCCGAGGCGGCCACCATGCGCTGGTTGGCAGTGCCGGACACGACGAACTGGCGCGGGTTGACCGAAGCGAAATCGCCCGGGATGCCGATGGCCGGCTGTACTGCAACTACGTTCTGGAAGGGCATTTCAGTAGCTCCCGAGGATTAAGCGCGGCCGAGGTTTCGGATGCGCGAGGTGTTGAAGGCCGGCTTGTCGGCGCCGGAGTTGCTGTCGTGGGCGTAGCTGGCCTGCGGCCGGCTGACCGACTGGATCGCCTGGTAGGTCGCCTGTTCGGCGCCTGCCGGGATGGCCGACACGTCCACGCCACGCTGCTTGAGGGCTGCGCGGTAGATCTCGCCGGCGTCGTCCATGGCGATCATGTCGCCCAGGTCGCCGCGGCAGGCCTGCTTAGCAGCGGTCACCGCTTCGGCGCGCTTGCGCTCGGCCTGGACGGCAGCGTCGACCACGGCCTGCACGCTCTTGGCGTCCATGGCGCGTTCTTCGCCTTCACGCTCGTCCTTGCGGTCCTTTTCGGATCGCTTCTCGCCCTTGGACTCGTCTTCACGGTCCTTTTCGGACTGCTCGTCAGAGGCGGTATTGACGCTGGCCGGAATGCCGGTCTTGGCTTCCTCCTGCGGGGTCGGAACCTTGCCACCTTCCACCGCGGTCAGGCGGTTTTCGATGGTCTCCAGCTTCTGGGTCAGGAGCAGCAGCGCCTGCCCTACGTCGGCGTTGCCCGCCGCCGGGGTGTTCGGGTTGTCGTTCGGGTCCACGTTGGTAGCTCCAGGTTGGGAAGAAAGCGCGCTATCAGCGACGTGCGCACCGGTTGCGCGCCCGTCTTCAACGAGCGCCACATGGTTGCCTTCGATGTTCCGCATCGAGCCGTGGGCCTTTCGGCCGTTGACTTCGACCGGCGTCATGTCGGCGGTGTAGCGGTAGGAACAGGAAAGGTCGGCAAGCTCTTCGGACTGGATATAGTCGATGGCTTGCTTATCCCAAACCATCAGATCGGCGATCCACTTGCCGTCCTTGAATCGGGTGTTGCCGACGCTGCCGCCGATGTAGTCCTTGCGAGGGTTGTCAGCGGTCTGGGCCACATGCCGGATCATCAGCGGCAGGCCGTTGAAGGTCGGGGCGGCGCGCTCCATCTCGACCGGGTCGCGGTACAGGTCGTAAACCGTGTTGGCGTCCAGCGCCAGCTTGTCGCGGCCGGGGATCTCCTTGCCGTAGTACGGGTTGATCTCGGCCACGGAGATGACGCAGTCGCGGACCCGCATCCGGCCGTCAGCGTCGAAGCTGCGGGCGGACTTCTTATCGAATGCAAAGGTCGCAGTTGCGGTCACCATGCGCGCGATGTTACCAGCGTTTCAGGGTTGTGCAAGCATCGTGGTTGACAGGGCAGAAAGCGTTATCGTATAGTCACGTAACCACTAGCTAACAGGAGCAGACGATGGACACCTACACCGAGGAAGAGATTGTTGAAGCACTGCGCCAAGAGTTTCTCCGGCTCCCTCGTTATTCTTTCCACATCGGGCGACACGGTGGCGTGGTGCGCGTAAACGACCGATCCGGCAACTGGGTTGACTGGACTTCTGTTCATCAGGTTCTGGACAGCTCGGTGTCGGTCGACTGGGTGGTAGCCAAGCTGCGCGCTGCGCGAGCTCTGAAAGCAGCGGCTAAACCTTCCGCTTCTTGAACGCCCCAGGAAACCCCGGCACTGGGACCAGATCCTCTGGTCCCAGATCCTCGTCAATGGCTGGGATGATCGAGCGGCTGCCACACCGGCAGTTGATGGCCACGCCGGGCAGCACGAAACCGAAGGCGTCGCCGAAGTCGATGCCGACCTGAGTATCGTAGATCCAACCCTCGCGCGACGCGCGCAGGTGATTGACGCGCGGCTCCTTTCCGGCAGTACTGTGCTTCCAGTAGGCGTAGCGAATCCCCAGCTCGTTCTGACGCGCGCTGTTCATGTGCGCGGTCAGCTTGTTGGACTGGTCGCGCGCGATCAGCGCGGCGCGCTTGACGGTCGACTCGCCGGTCTTGCGCAGCTCCGAGGCGATAGCCTCCAGGTCGCGGCCGGCGAGAAAGCCGCGCGACACGTCGCCTTCGACCTGCGTGAAGTACTTGGCCGGGATCGACTTGATCAGAGCCACATTGTCCACGACCTTCACGTCGAGGATCGCGCGCTGGGACGCGGTTAGCTGCATCGGGATGTCGAAGCCTTCGCGCCGGACCTGTCCCTGCCAGGCCGTCTTGTTGGCCTTGTACGCCGCTTCGACCACGTCCAGCGACAGCTTGCGCGCCATCGAGGCAAAGTAGCGCTCCCAGCGCCTACGCAGGTTGGTCAGCTCGCGGAACAGCTCGCGCTGGTCGGCAAACGGGCTGGCATCGGCGGCGCGCTCTGCGTCTCGGTCCTGGTCAAACTCCGGCAGGATGCCCGCGACCTGGCCTGACTCCAGCGCCGCGCGGTACTTAGCCTGCGTCCAGTATTCGACCGACTTGGCCATCGCCTTGATGGCGACGGTCAGTCGGCGCTTGTACAGCTGTTCAGCCGTTGCCGCCGGGGCGATCACCGCCAGCTGCTTCTGCTTCCGGGTCGGATTCGTCAGCGTCCGGGTCATTGGTCGGTTCCTGCGGCTGTGGGTTGGCTGACGCGTTGATCATGTTCTTGGCCAGGTCCTCGACCTCGTCCAGCTCGTCGCGCTCGCCCAAGGTGCCGGCGTAGCCGCTGGTCGGGTCGCCGGCCAGTCGGTCGGCGATGATGTCCCCGTCGATCACACCGAGCTCGGCGTAGGTCCGGTCGGTCTCGGCGTTCTTGTAGCGGACCTCGGCCAGTTCCTTGGCGTCCAGCTCGTACAGCGGGTTCCACTCCCAGGACAGGCCCGGGTCGATCTCGCCGTATTCGGACAGCTGGATCAGGTCCAGGATCCACTCCATCAGCGGCCCGGTGTTGTGCGCCTGGTAGCCGGCCACGAAGTCGTACCACACGCGGATCTCGCCGTCGCTGTTGGCGTTCAGGCCGGCCGGGGTGATTCCCAGCAGCTTGACCAACGGGATGTGCGAGACGGCCGACATCTGCTCCTGCGACTGGGCCTGGAGCGCGTCCAGGCCCGCCAGCGGGGTGTTGATCTGCTCGAAGTCCTCGGTCGTGAAGTCGCACACGCCGACGTTGCGGTTGTCGCGGTTGAGGTTGAACAGCTGCAGGCGCATGTCCAGCGACTGCGCGCCGCCAGGCGCCAGCAGCTGCGACATGTCGGTCTTGAGGTAGGTGATGCTGAACTGCTTGACGGTGTCGCTGACCGACTGGCGCGTGCGCAGCCAGTTGTCCACGTAGGGCATGGCCAACTGCGAGATCGAGATGCCGCGGAAGCTGTAGGCAGCTTTGAGCATGTCGCCGACCGGGCGACTGATCATGGTGAACAGGCGCGAGCTGTGCACGATCGTGGACAGCATGTACCAGGTTTCGGGCTTGTAGAAGTTCGGCTTGGTCGGATCGATCGCGTTGTAGGCGTTGGGCGTGACCCACATCGGTTCCACGCAGGAGAAACCCTGCAGGCAGCCGCGGGTGACGAAAGACGGTTCCAGCAGCAGCGGCGTGTCGGCCGGCAGCGCCGCACCGCCGGCCTTGAGGTGCGGGAACACGTGCGCGCCGCCATAGGCCTGGTCGTGGATCACGGCCAGCCGAATCAGTGAGCGAACCTTGAACTGCTCCAACTTCTGGGTCAGTTGCAGGATCTTGTCGGCGGCCATCTCGTCCTTGGACGTACTGGCGATCTGGCCCCAAGTGCGAACGACCTCGTCGGCCAGCGTTTCGTGCATGGTCCGGTATTCGGGCAGCTGGGCCAGCAACGACAGGGTCGGGAAGCCGGGCCAGCCGGTCGCCTCTACGAACGACAGTGCGTCGCGCGCGTTGCGATTGGCCGACAGGCCGTAGTCCATGGCCAACACTTCCTTGGCTGCGCCGCGCTCGCGCTCGCTGTAGCGCTCGGCCTCGACCGGCACGGCCGTGGCCAAGCCCAGGGAAGTGTGCGTAGCGCGCTTGGGATCTACGGCCGCAGCCTGCTGCAGCGCCTGCAGTGGCACTTCGACGCGCGGCTTGGGGGCCGGCGCGGCGGGTGCGGAGGCTGCGGGTCGGTCGGTACGTGGCTTGCGGGGACGGGGCATGGGCCAGACTCCAGGGCGATGGCAGCGATGTTACACGATCCCGTCGAGGTACGCTTGGCGGGCTGCGATGGCCTCTTCGAGGGTCTTGAAGCGGCCGAGGTATTTCCCGCGTGGCCCCATACATGTCCAGTTACTACCTGCGGCATTCCAGCTAACACCTACATGTCCACTCTTGTTGTTACGCTGCAAAGGAGCCACGTACTCTTCCGGGTTTGCAAGATACCGCTGTATAGCTTGTGCCGCTTCCTCCGCCGTGTCGAAGTCTCCCAAACACTTCTTGGTGAAGGGTGCTTTTGCGGTCCACAAGCCAGACGATACGCGTCTGGTGACGCCACGAAAGCCCGATGTAGTGCGGCGCTGGCTCAACGTAGCTGCTTGTTTCTCGCGCCGAGCGGCGCGCTTCTCCGGGTCTGCCCAGTGAGCTTGTTGGACGCGCTGCATTGCTTGGCGGGCTTTGGCGGTTGCTTTCTTGCCTGTGTTGGCCGTGCGCAGCTTCTGTCGTGCGGTATCGCTTAGGGTGCGTCCGGTCCTCGCGAGTGACATTCTCGCCCGAGTCTCAGGTGACATACGGAAACCACGCATGGAACCTGCAGATGGGGTTGAATTATATAGGTTACGGATGCCCACACGGTTTATGTGCCACTGCTCGCGGACGAGCAAATCTTCCGGAGCGCACATCTCCAGCACAGAGAACTCTAGGCGCCCGTATTTCCTTGCGGCGTTGCGCAACCCTGTGCAGTGGTGATCGTCACGCAGGAAGTGACGTTTGTGTTCGTTCCAGCGTTTACGTATGCGCAGCGCGCTGCCTACGTACCGCATGCCGGATGGGGCGACGATCTGGTAGATCCCGGAGACATCTAGGCTGGTAATCATGGAGCCAGTTTATCGGCTCGCACCTGCCATGCGCAAGATGTCGTTGTTAATCAGGCTGCTGATCGGGTTGCGCATACACAGCTGGTACAGCGCCATGGCCATGCAGTCGACACTGTCGTCGTTTTTAACGTCCGGCGCTGCGATGATCTCCGCCACCACAGGGACGATGTAAGGAGCCTCTTCCGGGTCTGGTAGTGCTACCAGTCCTGACTGCCAAATGCCAGCCACCGCGTGCCACCGCGCTTCTTTGCTACCCAGCGCCGGCACAGCCACCACGCCCGTGACGTGCCGCCCAAGAACGTCTGTGAGTGCGTGGCCGTTCGCGGCCGCCTCAATGTACACCCGCGTGCAGGTGGGATAGGCGGCCTTGAGTGCTGTGATTGCTTCGGCGGTCTTGGTGAACGAGAGCTTTTCGCGTCGCATTGCGCGAAGAAAAACACGCCCGTCAACGTGCTTGGACCAAACCCCAACAGCAACGTAGTCCGACGACTCTTTTCCGGTGAACGCGGCGTCAACCGTCATGATTGTCTGCACGAACTTGACGTGCTCGATCTCAGCGGCGCGGTAGTAGCGCACGCCACCGCGCCCGAAAATGGCGCCCATCTCCGACATCGGGGCCTGTTGGAAAAGTGCTGCCCACCAGAACTCGGAGATGGACGCTTTGATTTCCAGCAGTTTCTCGCGGCTATGCAGCGCAGGCACCAGCGGACCTTCCGGCTGGTCGGGGTCGTAGCCAATTTCTGTCGGCTCGTTGAGTGTGACGAACTGCAGGCGGTTGTAATTCTCTTTGCCGTTATGCTTTTCGTGCACGCGCGCCAGGAGGTCGCGAGCGGACCACGGAGTGCCCATGATCACGCGGCCGGAGCGTTGCTGCAAGCGGGTCGAAAAGACGGCATCGTACCAGGCCTCCAGACCGTCCTGCACGGTGGTGCTCAATGCCTCCTGAGCGTCCTTCACGCCGTCGTCGATCAGACCCACGTGGATAGAGCGGCCCGTGAGTGGGCCGCCGATGCCCACGGCGTACAAGTCGCCTACGGGGGTCGAGGTTTCGTCGGACCGCTGGACGCCCCCTTTGTAACCAATCAACGACGCTTCGGGAAACACAGCGCGGTGCGCCGGGTCCAGAAGAATCGATTTGGCGTCACGCAAGTTTGCGGCCGAGCGCGCCAGAGCGTAGGACACGCAAGCGATGTTGGCGCGCCCGAGGCTCGGTCCTAGGCGCCCAAGGAGGTATGGCGGGAGGCAACGGCTGATTAGGGAAGACTTGCCGTGCTGAGGTCCCGCGGTCAAGACCAGAACGGGGCGGCGGCCAGCTAGTACGTCGTCCACAAACTTGTCGATAGCGGCGCAAACGCTATACGAGAAGTGGCTGTGTACGAACCGCGGGCGGTGCACAAGCGATACGTAGGCCGCGAAGTTGGTGCGCGCCGCCAGAACCAGCGCCCGCACCGGATCGATATTTGCAATATCCGTGCTCACAGTTTTCCCGCCACGGCAAGCTCTCGGACCTGCTCCAGATAGGCCGCGCGCTGCTCTTCCGAGATGCTATCCGCGAATGAAGCGGAGTTGGCGATCTCCAGCACCGCCTTGTCGAAGCCAAGGATCTTGGTCAGCTGGGCGAAGGCTTGGGTTTTACCCCTGAAACGGGGAACCAGCTGGCCCTGCTTGAGTTCCCACTGTTCGACGTGCCGGCCGATGCGCGGCGTCTGGATAGCGGCCATGTCCAGCACGAACGACTCGACCGCGCCGACGCCGCCGCATTCCGGGCAGGTTGCTTCCTGGCCTTCGCTCGCATCGCCGATCGTGCCGATGCCCTTGCACGCCGGACACGCGACCAGCGCGACCTTGACGACCTGGGACAGATCCAGGTTGACCAGGTCGACCAGGTCTGCGACCAGCGACGCTTTGATCGGCTGCAAGTCAGTGGCGGGAAGGACGGACGACATGGGCCGAGTGTACCGCACCTGTCAACCCTCTTTCCTGTGAAGACGCATTTAACAAGTTCTTAACAACGATACTGAGGGTAAAACACGTTTCTAAGAATCCCCACAACAACAAATTCAATGATAAATGTTGAATGTTGTTCTATATTATGGCGTTATTGCGAATAGCAGAAGAGGTCAGAAACGCATCCTCAGTACGTCATCGTTGTTAAGAACTTGTTAAACGAATCTTCACAACGCCCGTTTCGGAATTAATTGTTGACAACGTAGTTCCAGTGGCGCAGGATAGGCCATCACCCACCACTGGCACCGCAGACCATGACGCTGTCACCGACCCAAGATCCAATCGACATCCCGCACGGCGCGACGATCCGCCGGCCTGACCCAACTCGCCCGTTTGTGGCGATGTCCAATCGCAAGCGCTGGTCGCAGTGCGCCTTGTCGGCCGTCCTGCCGCAGCTCAAGACACCCTCCGGCCCGGAAGCCGAGAAGGGCACGGCCGTCCACCTGGTCGGCGAGTGGGCGCTGCATCGGCGCTTCGGTGGCGGCGGTAGTGAGCAGCCGCCGGCCATCGAAGCGCCGGCTGGTCTCAAGGACTTCGACTACACCGACCGCGGCATCGAGGCCTGGCGCGCGGAGGCCCTGACCAACGCCACGACCTACGCCGACAAAGCTTGGCGCATGGTCTCGGACATCAAGTCGCCGAGCGTGTGCATGGTCGAGTGCAAGATCGACAACGTCACGATCCACGGCGTGCGCGTCTTCACGATCGCCGACGCGGTCGTCTGGAACGCCAGCGCGCGCCGCGTGATCGGCGGCGACTACAAGAACGGTCGGCTGCCGGTCGGGGCCGGCACGGCCGACGAGCCGAATCCGCAGGTCGCAGGTTCGATCGTGCTGTGGTGCGACCAAGCCGAGCACCTGCAGCCGCAGCAGATCGGCGGCTTCGTCTACCAGCCCAACACGCTGTACGGCGATGCGTGGCAGTGCTGGGGCGTGACCAATCCCGAGCAGGCTTCCGCGTGGATGGACCGCGAGCGGGCCAAGCTGCACACCGAGCTGGCCGCAGTGGCCCGCGCAGCCTCTGAGCTGGCCGCTGGCCGGCTTGTGGACCCCACCCCTGGGGACCACTGCACCTACTGCCCTAGCGCGCGCTGGTGCCCCGCTGCGGCCGCCTACGGGCAGGCTGCACTGCAGGTCGAGACCGGCACGAAGGCCGTGGTCGACTGGACGCCGGAAGAAGTCATGGCGATCTGGGCCTCGCGCGCGGCGTTCAAGACGTTCGAAGAAGATCTCAAGGAGCGTGTGAAGATGCTGCAGGAAGCCAATCACCCGGCCGTCCAGGTCAAACGCCGCACCGGCAATCGCATCTGGGCCAACCCGCCAGCCGTGGTCGAAGCACTGTTCATGGCCGATCGCGCCGACCTGCTGCAGCCTCCCGGCGTGGAGAAGGCCAGCGGAGTGCTGCCGCAGGCCGAGATCGACGCCCTGGTTACCCGCGCCCCGGACGTGCTGACCTTTGTCGCCACTGACGGCAAGCAACCGGAGCGCGCCGCCGGCGCGTTTGCCAAGTACCTGCAGAAGCAGTGATGGACGCCATCGAGAAGCGGGCGCGGGAGCTGTTGGCAGTTCAGTACCCGGGCGACTGCGGGTATGAGACGCGCGAGTGGATCATGGAAGGCAAGTACGGCGACGCAGAGGCAATCGCGGCCATCATCGCCGCCCTCACGCCGCCCGAGGGCTACGTGCTGGTCCCGGTGGTTCCTACGCAGGAGATGCTAAGCGCATGCGAATCCCAGTGGGTCGTGGGCAGCAACGTCGACATGGCCAGGCGTGAGTGGGCTGCCATGATTGCCGCTCGCCCGGAGGTGTCATGAACCGCAATCACGGACTTTCTTCGCCAACCGTCCGTGCCTTGGTGCGCGGACTGGACGCGGTCAAAGCGGCTAAGGCCTGGACCGACACGCAGCTGTGCGCGGCCATGGACGTGAGCCAGTGCAACCTCAACGCCTGGCGATCCGGCCGTTCCGGCATCGGCGAGCGCAACCTGTGGAAGGTGCGCACCTTCCTGTCCCACTACGCGAGGAGAGCGGCATGAATGGCCTAGCACGCGTCCGCGGTGCCAGCAACGAGAAGGTGAAGGAGATCATCGCCTATCTGCGCCAGATGCCAGAATGGGATGGCAAAACGTACGATGAGAAGCTTTACCGTATGTTGAAAGAACTGCAAGCCGACAGCAAGAAACCGCTTGACACTGGCAAATCCTAGTAATAAAGTTGTCCCGCACCACCGACCCGCGCACACCGCGCTTAACTGAGAGCTATAAGCTATGAGCATCGCAGACCACGTCGCAATTTTCCTGATGGGCAGCTTGGATCAGGCCAAGGCTGGCCCGGCCAAGCCGGATCGTCCCGAGTTCTGGGGCCAGTTCGCATTCCCGCCGAGCGCCGAAGCTGACCTGATCGCCGCCTGCACCGCAGCCGCACCGAACGGTTCGCTGTCCGGCCTGCAGCTTGCGCCGAAGAAGCACAGCTCGTTGGCACCCGACAAGCAGTTCACCGGCATCCCGCTGGACTGGTACATCGTCCGCATCGGCACCGGCCCGGACTACCCGCCCGACCTGTTCCTGGTCGACGGCACGAAGATTGCACCGCTGCCGATCAACGGCGGCAAGATCCGCACCGACTTCTTCTCCGGCCAGAACGTGCGCGTGAACGCCCACGGCTTCGCCTATCCCGCCAAGAACGGCGGCCGCCCGGGCGTGTCGTTCAGCCTGGACGGCGTGATGGCTGTCGGCGGTGGCGAACGCCGTGCTGGCGGTGAAGGCGGCGAGCCGAGCGAAAGCGCCTTCGCCAAGTACCGCACCGATCCGCCGGCGCAGCAGGCCGAGCAGTCGGCTCCGCAGCAGCAGGCCACCACGGACGCTGGCGGCAACCCGTTCCAGCAGAGCAGCGCTGGCACCAGCAACGCCGGCAACCCGTTCGGCTGATCGACCCAAGACCCGGCCAGTAATGGTCGGGTCTTTCCACTAGGAGCAGACACGATGGACGAAGAACGTAAAATCAAGTTGCAGAAACTGATCGATCGCATCGCGAGAGACAGTCGCAACGCCCACAACCTGGCCCAAGAGCTGTACGGGCCAAACGCCCAGCTGTTTGCGGAGTGCGACGGTAGCTTGGTAGTCATGTCCGACGACTGTCTCGGCTCACCCGCTTCGCGCCAGGATTTCATTGTAATGGACGCGTTTGGCGAACACCGCTTTGGCGTTGGCGCGTGGTGAATTTCTGTCGATTTCCGTGACGACTCACCTCACGCTGCCCTGGCCGCCAAGCCTGAACCGTATTTGGCGCGCCGCGGGCGGAAAGCTCCTACTGTCGCTGGTCGCCCGAAACTACAAGCGGGCGGCTGCCGCGGCGCTTCCAGTCGGGCGCGTACCGCCGCCGTTGACCGGGCGGCTGCTGGTCTGGATGACCCTTCACCCGCCGATTAAGCTTGCCGGCAGTAAACTCGACATCGCCAATCGGGAAAAAATCCTCATGGACTGCCTGACCGAGCAACGCGTCTGGCTGGACGACTCGCAGATCGACGCGATGGTCATCCTGCGCGGCGAGCCGGCCGGTGCCGGCCGCGTCGAGCTGACGATCCACACCCTTGAACCTGGAGAGCTGCCGCTGTGAACGAGTTCAACCGCCACGCCTCGGCGCAGATGGCCTTCATGACGGCGCTTGAGCGCCAGCGCCGCGCGCTGGCCGAAGGAATGCGCCATGACAGCCTGCAGGTCGACCCCAGCGCCTCGGTGCGCACCCTCGTCCGCTTGGCCCGCACGGCTGAGGTATTCCATTCGGCGCTTTTCCAGTTCGAGGACGCGATCCGCGCGCCACTGACCGCCTACGTCGAGGCGACGCCGAAGGCGGCCCGGGGCGTGATGCTAGAGGACGCACATTTCCTGTTGGACCACTTCGAGCGCTTCACGGAAGTTCCCATCATCCCGCATCCAATTAAGCGTATGGTAAGCTGGGCGCGCCGCAAGTTCCGCGGCGCCACTCAGGACGCCGGAGATGTCGACTGAAACCGCTGCCATCGGCTTGGGCTTCCCGGCCGACATCGCCCTGGCCATCGAGCAGGGCTGCATCCGATACGGCGTGACCTCGCCACTGGAAAAGGCGCACCTGTTGGCGCAGCTGGCGCACGAATCCGGCAGTGGCAAGTGGCTGCAGGAGCTGGCCTCGGGCAAAGCCTACGAAGGCCGCAAGGATCTCGGCAACACGCAGCCAGGCGATGGTGTCCGCTTCAAGGGCCGCGGCCTGATCCAGTGCACCGGGCGCGACAACTACGCGGCCTACTCGTCGTGGAAGTACGGCGACGACCGCTGCGTGAAGAACCCGCAGATGCTGGAGCGTCTCCCCGACGCCGTCGACGCAGCGTTCTGGTACTGGACGGTGCGTCGCCCGAAGCTCAAACAGCTCGCCCTGGCCGACGACGTGGTCGGCGTGACGCGCGCCATCAACGGCGGCACGAACGGCCTGGAAGACCGCAAGGCGAAGCTGATCTCGGCCAAGCGCCTAATCGGCGTGCTGGGAATGATGGCATGACGTTCGCCAGCCGGAACATCGGCGCTGCGCGCGTCGGGATTGCCCTGATCGTTCTGACTCTCTACGGCGTCGCCGTGGCGGTGCTGGTCAACGTGGAGATCCCTGCGTCCAACAAGGACGTACTGATGCTGCTGCTGGGCAACCTGGGGCCGCTGCTGGGCGCTATCGGTGGCCACTACTTCATGCCGACCAATCGCCGGGGCGCAGATGGCTCCTGAGCAAGAAGCGGCCGATGCCCTGCAAACCGAACTGGAAGCTGTACGGCAGCAGGCCTGCGCCGAGGCGACCGCGCACCTGATGGTATTCTGGCCGCGCTCAGAGTTCCCGCGCCGCGGCCCCGACAACGTCCTGCGACACGGATATGGGCGGGCCATCGAGCGCATCGCCCAACCGGAGAGTGTGGCGCGTATGGCCTTGGAAGTGGACATCGACCGCGTCAGCAAGACCCTGGAACGCCGGGTCTTCGTGCTGCTGACCAACCAGCCAAACTGCCACCGCAAGGTCGGTTTCCTCTACGCAGTGGCCGACATCATCGGCGTAGACCGCGTGCGCGACTGGAACGAACTGTGGACGGCCGCCGGTCGTGGCGACTGGCAAACCGTGTGCCTGTATCTGATGGCGCTGCAGTGGGAGGCGCTGGACGCCGCTCAGGTCGACCGACGGATGGCCGCAGGCAACTTGATCTTCGGTCTGCGAGACGCATAGAAGAAACCCGCCGAAAGGCGGGTTTCTTCATTTCAATGCTCTGGCTCGTCAGGCGTATTCGTAGATAACCACGCGCCCAGGACCGCCGTTACCACCGACGCGAGATGGACCACCGGACAAGGTCAGCGCTCCCGAACCACCAGCGCCAGGCGTAAAGGCTGCAGCACCGTCATTGGACTCGTTGACGACCGCGTTGCCGCCACCACCCACCGCCGAGGTACCGCCGGTGCCGCTGAGGCCGTTTGTCGAACTTGTGACCAGGGCGAAGCCGCCGGCGCTACCCGTGGCGTTAACAAGTGTGCCGCCGGTGGCGACGGGCGCCCCCGCACCGTAACCGTTGAGGTTCGGAAATGCTGCGGTCGGGCTTCCGCCGGTGCCGCCCTTTCCGCCGGGGGCGAAAGCAAACGTACCGAAGGAGGTTGTTGCGCCGTCCCCGCCAGTTGCCTCACCCACACCCACACCACCCGCGCCGACGGTTACCGCCACCCCCGAAAATCCGGACGACACCACGGTGCGGAAGTACGCCCCGGATCCCCCACCTCCACCACCAACAGATTGGCCGGCGGGCGCCGCTCGGGCGCCGCCGCCGGCGCCGCCGCCCCCGACACCCTCCACGATGACGAAGCGCGTTCCTGCTGTCGGCGTGTAGGTACCCGATACGGTGAAGGTCTGGACATTCAACAGGCGCCCGCCGACCTGATCCAGACGTGCCGCCTGCGTACCGCTGGTTGCAGCACCGATGTTCGGCGCAAGCAACGTGCAATTGGTTCCGTCGCACACCACCGGCGTCGGTGCGTTGTTCTGCGGGACGGCCGCGGCCGACCCGGTGGCGGTGCGCACCGACACGGTGAACGCGCCACTGGTGTTGTTGTAGACGGTCCAGTCGTACTGCCAGCCCGGCACGACCAGCACCAGGTTGGAGGTTAGCGTGCCGGCCACGCGCAGCACGCGCTTGGCAGCCTGCGCGGGCGTCAGCGTGACGGTGCCGCCGGTCACGCCCGTCAGCGCCGTCGCGCCGTAATGATAGCCCGGTACCCAGCCAGTGCCGACAGTGTTCGGATTGGCCTGGTTGCCCTCGGCGGTCGAGATGAAGTCGCCCAGGGCGTCCGCGCCCGGCAGCACTGCGCCGAGCGGGTAGCCGTTGATCAGCGGATCGGTGGCGAACGCGTTGTCAAACGGGAACCGACCGCCGGCCGCGATCCAGCGATCGATGCCGGACAGCAGGTACATCAGGCCATTCATGTCGGCCAGCTGTGGCGGGACGCCGCCAGCTTCGGGCGGCAGGCCGGTGCGCGGAGGGAAGCCTAGCGACTGCGAGGCGCGGGTGTCGTCGGCGCTGGTCGTCGGGATGGTCGCCTTGGAGGCGTCGTTCTGCGCGATCGGCAGGATGGGTTTGATGGGACGGTCGGACTGCTGCATGGTCGCCTCGGTCAGGGGTTGTAGAACGGGCCTTGGTCAAAGCCAGTCACGTATTCAGGGTTCGCGCCGGTGTTCATCCCAGCATACCCCAGCGGCGCGTAGGTCAGCGTCTTGTAAATGTAGACGACGGTGGTGCCGGCCGGCTGCGGGAAGATACCCGATTCGATGATGGCGCGCTCGACGTTGGTCGGGAAGAAGTCGAAGGTGTACCCGATGTGCATCGGGTTGTCCGGGTCGTAGCCGACGTATGCCGGCCCGCGATCGGCAAACAGCGAGCGCATCAGGGCGTTGATCGATGGGCAGTCACAGCTGGCGATGTTGGCCGCAGCCTTGATCAGTAGCAGCTTGCGGTAGTCGTCGTCCTGCAGTGCGAAGGCCGTCGCGCCCGAAGCTTGGCCGTTGAAGAACGGCGCCTGATTGAACGGCTGCCACTGGGTGCCCGGCTGCGCGCCGATGTCGAAGCCGAAGTTGAAACCGGGGGTCTGCTGCACCTGCAGGTAGCGACCGCGACCCAGGATTCGCCCCCAGATGTCCAAGCCGAAGCCGACAGCCGTGTCGATGTCCCACACGTAGGCTAGGAAGTCGGCCGTGAACTTACCCGGATCGACCCACTGGTCGAAGTCCTCCAGCAGCGCCATCAGCGTGGCGCTGTTCTGGAATTGCCGCATGATGGTCTTTTCGTAGTCGCTCATGCTACGTCGACCGCCACCACGTTTACGTCCAGAGCGACCGTCACCGGCAGCTGGTCGATTCCCATCGTCAGCGCCGGCCCGGTGGTCGGATCAGCCGTCAAGCCGACGTTGATGGAGATCGGCACGATGTCACCCAGCGCTTGGATCGCCGGGAAGTATTCGGCCGCTACGATCTGCGCGCCGAGGCGTGCACGCGGCACGATGATCGTGCCGTCGGTCGTGGCGAATCCGTTGGTGATGGCCTCAGCCACCGCGTTCTGCACGTCGACTACGTAGGTGCTGGGCAGTGTGGACAGGTTGGCCACCTCCACGCGCACGTAGATCGGCACCACGGCCGGCCGCACGAAGCGGATCAGGTACTGCGGGTATGGCGGGTTGTAGTTGACATCGTCTTCCAGCGCGACGGTGATCAGCGTACCTTCACCGGCCGCCGTCGGCAGGCCGCACCCACAGTCCAGCTTGGAGTGAATCGCCTGGGCGATCTCGGTCTGCTCTCCGCCGGCGACGACCACGGCGATGCTGTGCGCCGGGATCGGATAGCCGGTTGCGCCGTAGAAGATGTCCGCATCGCTACCATTGTTGTAGACGTAAACGTCCGACACGCCAGTGACGTTGGCTACAGCTGCACGCACCGCGGCGGCGCTGCCGTTGCCGCCGATCGCTACCGAGTCGGCGCGGCGCGCCTCAAACGACTGCCGGCTTTCGGTCGCTACGCCTGGGGTGCTGGGCTGGTCGTTGCTGACCGTCTCCCACCCGGGTTGCTGCTGGTAGATACGCAGGCCGTTGATGCCGGCCGTCGGACCAGGGCCTGCGACCGCGGCGCGGAATTCGACAGAGGTGGTGCCGGTCGGACCGAAGGTCACCGCACTGGTCGTCGCCCAGATAGAGCCATCAGAGGCGACGGCCTGGGCTCCGGCCGGCAGCGTCGTGCCGACCTGACCGGTGACCACGGCTGTCACAGTAGCGTAGGTCGCGCCTTGCCGGGTCAGCTGGTAGATGCGCCCGAGCGCGTCCTGGAACGCGCCTGACGAGGTCGCCGGATCCACGCCGTTGATGATCTGCAACATGCCCGCGTAGAGGAACGACAGCATGTAGGCTTGGCTCTGTGCCAGCTGACCTTGCGGCGTCGTCAGCTCGGTGTTGAGGGTCTTGCCCGATAGCGCGAAGGCGTCGACGTAGTCGCCGAATACACCGGCCAGCAGCTCCGGCTCGGTAGGGACCGAGAGGCCTGCAGCGGAGAAGGTAGGCAGCGGTACGTTCGTCGTCATGGGCGCATGGTATCAGGTTAAGGGACGGGCGCGCCGGAGGTTCCGCTGCCGGTTTGCACGCCGCCGTGGCGATGGGTCGTGAAGGCGATACCGTTGATGGTCGCCTCGGGCGCAGTGATCGGATCGGCAAAGGTCGTCGGGCCGTTCACGGTCCAGGCCGGCGCGGTCAGGGTGGACGCAGCTGCCGCCGTCACGTTGACCGACCCGGTCGACACGACGTCGATGCCGCCGTCCGGCTTGAACTGCACGTACTGGGTCGGGTCCGCATTCAGGAAGCCGCCCATGTACAGCCCGTCGCCGGCATCGAAGGCGCGGTTGGTCGGCGCCATGCCATAGTCGCGGGTTTGCACGGCGCGCGTGATGTCGCGCTCAGCGAATACGGCCAAGCCGATGTCGCCTTCAACCGGGTCGAGGATGATGGCCGACAGGCCGCCTTGCATGCGCAGGTACGGAAAGCGGTACATCGGCGCTTGCTCAACGCCGACCCCGTTGGTGGTCTGCTGCTGCACCAAGCGCTGCACGTCCACAAAGCCGACCGTACCAGCCGTCGGGTAGACCTTTAGTACCTTGACCAAGTCAGCGGTGTGGATCTGGCGCAGCAAGCGTCGCACGACCCAGTCTTGCATGCGCCCGTTGTCGAACTGGGCTTCAAAGGGTGCGTCGAGCTTGGGTGTGTCAGCCACGGGCAACTCCCAGGCGCGCTTTCGCCTCGGCGACCGTGACCACATCCACGATCGACCAGCCGATCCAGTTGCCTTCGCTGACGGCGTGCAGCGCCCAGTCCATCGCGCCGGATTCGTCCACGGCGCGAAACACCTGACTGCGCATGAAGGTGCCAGGCTTTGAGAACCGGACAACGTAGTCCACAAACTCAGGTTTCGCTGCCACTGCCGTCTCCCTTCGAGCCGTAGGACTGGGCGGCGATCTGCGTGATCCACTGTCCGCCAGGCGTGTTTGGCTGCAGCGTGTGCTGCAGGACCGCTGCGACCCACTTGGTCCGGTTGACGAAGTCGAAGGCCGTCTGGATGTCCAGCGCCAAGCCAGGCCGAATACGTGGATCGAACAGCGTGGCCAGTGTAACACCGCTGGTGGAGTAGGTCGGGTAGCCGATCATGCCGCTGGACTTGTTGACCGGGATCGGATCGCCGCCCAGCGGCCCGTTGACGGGGCGGACCAGGAAGCGCTGCAGGTTGATGTACCAGGTCAGCTCCGGGAAGTAGTTCATCAGGTTCGCGGCCTGATCCATCGGCGTGCCGACCAGGTGCGCGCGCTGGATCTGCAGTGCCGGCACGCTCTCGGACAGTTCCACGACCAGACCCGTCGGCCCGAGGATCTGCTCCAGCGCCGTCTGCAGGCTCACCGGTTCGTCCTGCGCGTAAGACGCGGCAACCGTGTTCATGGCGATCATCGCCGAGTTGGCCTCGATCTCCAACGCGACCTGCGGCGCGTTGCTGGCGTTGACCGCCGACCAGGTGATTACGCCTGCGAAGAACGGCACGAAGTTGGAGCCGTCCCACACATCGATCGTCAGCGTGTCGGTGTTGGACGGACTGAGCACCTCCAGCCAGAGGCGGGCGATCTTGTTCATCGCCTCGAGGTTGACGCCGAAGATCGCGACCTTGGCGTTGCCAAACTGGTTGCCGCCCTGACCTACGGTGATCGACATCCGGTGGCCAGGATCGTTTGGCACCTTCTCGCTCCAGCCGAAGGCGTAGGACAACTCGCGGTCCTCGCCCTGGGCGTTCGGTCGGGTCACCTTGACGGTCACCCGGGCGCGGCGCGGGACCAGCGGGTTCATCGGATCACCGTGTTGTAGGGCTGGCTGCCGTCCAGGCGCTGCAGGCCGCCAACAAACTCGGCCGGGTTGTTGGTCTGCACGTTGATCGTCTGCACATGGACGGTCCCGCCGGCCGCCGCGCTGGTGCCGCGGTAGGCCGACTCCAGGCGCTGCGCTTCCTGGCCGCGGCGGATGTCCTCTCGTACGTTGCCGTGGGCTTCGTACATCTGGGAGAACATGCGGCCCTTTTCAGCTGCCGTGCCGCCGGCGCGCAGCGAGCGCATCAGCAGCTGGCGCTCGTAGGGGTCGTTCAGGGCAAACTCGACTTGTTGGTCGACCGTACCTTGGTCCGGCATCACGCCGTAGCGCGCCTTGAAGGCCGCCGAGCGATCGCCGCGCCACTGGGCCAGGCCGCGCGCACCGGTGCCGCCGCCTTCGCCGTTGAAGGCGTTGGTGCGCAGGCCGGACTCGCGCTGCCAGTTGGCGACCACGGCAGCGGCTTCCTGCACGGTTAGGCCGTGCTGGGTGATCAGTTTCTGCATCAGCGATTGCGCGTCGACCGTTTGGCCAGGCGCGTCATTTTCGATGTTGCGCGGCAGGTTGTGCGGATTGAGGTTCGGCGCGTCGTTTTCGATGTTGCGCGGCAGGCGCGCACGACCCTCGGCCACGTCACGCGCGCGGTTGTCGGCGACGGTGGTGCGCCACCAGTCGCCGACCTTCTGACCGATAGCCTGACTGACGCTCTGCCCGCTGCCGGCGCCGACTACAGTGCGAACGCGGTCGCCGATGTCGTCGGCCAAGCCCTTGTTGCCCCACGGCGCTCGGGATTTGTTGAGGAACCACGTTACCCAGGACCACAGGTCCTTGAGCGCCTGGCCGGTGTCGCGGAAACGATTGGTCACCACCGACGTGATGTCGCCCAGGGTGCGCAGCGCCGAGGCCAGCTCGGGGGCGTTCTTGTCGAGCGCTTCCTGGAAGCCCTGCACGCCGCCACCGGCGTCCTGCAGGTCCTTGGTGAACTGCGCCAGCTTGATCGCCCACTCGGACAGGTTGGCGGCGCCGGCCTCGATGGCCGGCTGCAGCGCCTCCAGCAGCGTGCCGGCCACCGTGATGCTGGTCGCCTTGATCGACTCGAACGCGTCGGCCAGCTGGTCCAGCGCCTTGCGGTTTTCCTCGGTGGCCTGGGCCAGCGACTGCGTGAAGGCCTCGCGCACGTCGCGCTCGGACTTGATCATGAGGATCAGGTCCGACGACACGCCTTGTGCGGCCAGGGTGTTTTCGTACTGCTGGCGCTGCCCGGCCGGCGCGTTGCGGTAGATGCTCTGGGCCTGGGCCAGCACGTCTTCCAGTGAGCGGCCGCGGTCGACGTTTACGCCCATGCGAGCCAAAGCCTGCATGGTCGGTGCGTTGCCGGTCAGCTCGAACTGCTGGCGCTCCTTGGACAGTGCAGCAATCGCCTCGGCGCCGGCCTGCGCATCTGCACCCAGGCGCCGCGCCGTAGCGCTCCACGCCTGCATCTGGCGGTTCGACAGCTCGGTACCAACCGTCTGCCGGCGTAGCGCCGTCTGGAACCCGAGGAAGCCGCCCAGCACGCCGCCGACAGCGACGCCCAGGCCAGTGACCACACCGACGGCCGCAGCCGCCTGCACGGCGAAGGCGCGCACTCCGGCCGCTACGTCCTTGAGGCGCTTCTGCTGGTCGCGGTTGGTGCGATCGGTGACCCGGGCGCGTTCCTGCTGCTTGCGGAACGTGCGGTCGGTGGTGCGCTCGACGGTCGCCTCGGCCTTGCGGTAGTTCTCCGCGTCCAGGCTGAGGGTTACGATCAGCTCGTCTACGACTTGTGCGGCCATGGATCAGGCTCCGGCGAGCGTGCTGCCGGCCCGCGCGTTAGCGCGGGCCAGCTCGGCGACCTGCGCCGACGTGGTGGACGGGTAGACACGGCCGAGCTCGGTCGTCGGGCCGGACTCAGGGTCGACCGCATTGTCGCCCAGCAGGGACGGCGTCTCGATCAGCGGCACTTCGGACAGCTGCAACTCCAGGTAGAGCATGTTCTGACCGCGGTCCTGCCGGGTCTGAAACGCCTGACGGGTGATCGTCAGGCTCTGGAAGATGCCTTGCGGTGTGACGATATGGTAGCGCGCCGTCGGGTCGGTCTTGACCTGCTGGCGGATCGCCTCCAGCCACGTGGCGCGTGCCAGATCGGTGCCGGTCTTGACCAGCACCATGTCGACCATGTCAGGCCGGCGGACCTTGTTGTACGCGGCGAACGCGCCGTCCTCGACCGGGTAGTCGGAGACCTGGTACTCGCTGAAACGCGGCACGATCTCCTGCCAAGAGTCCGGGATGGTCAGCGGCACGCCGGTGTCGGCGTTGATGATCGCGTAGATCGGGCGCGGCGGGTTGAACTTGGGCAGGTTCTTGGCGATCAGCGACACCACGTTGAGCACCGCAGCCGGGAGCAGTGATGCCCCCGGCAGTTTGGTCGGCAGCTTCGGCAGTGATGGCAGCGAGAGCGCCACGGATTACAGTCCCGGTGTCACGTTGGTGCGCGCGAACGCAGCCAGCACCTGGCCCAGGGTCTTGAGTTCCTTGATGTCATCGTCACGCAACGCGCGGAACATGCCCGGGTGCTGCGGGTCGGGGGCGACCTGCACGTAGCGCAGCGCGTCGGTGATCAGCCCCTTGACGGCCTGCGCGTCGCTCCCGGCCAGCAGGCGCAGCACCGAGTCGATCTCGTCGCTGCCTTCCTCCGGCTGCATCAGGTTGCGCAGCTCGTCCACGCCGCCAAGGCGGATCGCGCCCAGCAACCGCAGGATGAAGGTAGCCATGTCCACCGGCGGCACTTCGAGGATCTTGAAGGTCTTGCCGTTGTCGCGGCCGTGCTCGGCCGTGAAGGTGACGGAGGTGTCGAGGTCGGTCATGCGCAAAGCTCCTGCAGCACGCGCTCGTACTCCCGCAGCTTTTCGCGCATGACTTGCGTCTCTTCGGTCAAACGGCGGATGCGTTCGTTTGCGCGGTCTAGACGTTCTTCATATGAGGACGTGCGAGGCATCGGTTCGATTGCGGCCATGGTGTGGGTTCCTAGGTTGTGGTCTGCGAGGCGCGCCAGTCGCGGACGGTTTCAACGTTGATCAGCTCGACCAGGTTGTACACGTCCTCGGTCCCCAGGACCGTCTCCAGCTCCCGGTAGCTGGCGCGGCCTGAGTGTAGCACGGTGGCTAGCGGCGGCGAACAGAACGTGACCGACAGGTCGCCGGCGCCACGCTTGATGCTCTCGGCCTGCAGGGTGACGGGAATGTCCAGCTGCGGCCGGGAGACGATGAAGCCTGCGTGCAGGGCCAGCGCGGCTTGCTGTAGGGCCAGCACATTGGTCCACTGGCGCGCCGGACGCGAGGCCTGCACGAACGGCTCCAGCAGGGCCTGGGCGCGCTTGCCGAGGCGCAGGACGGCCGGTAGGTACTCCAGCGCCAAGGCGATCACGCCGCCGTCCAGGGGGGCGTCTACGGCCGCCAGCGCGAGGCGCGCGTAGCGGTCGGCGACCAACGCCGGCAGTTCGGTCAAGGTGATCGGGTCGGGATTCTCTGTTTCGGGCTGGAAGGCGTCACGGCCGGGGAGCAGGAGGGTCGTCGTATTGAGCATGTGGGCCTCTGGAATGAAAAACGGGGCGGGTAGCCCACAACTACCCGCCCCGCCACTTCACCCACCAGGCGCAGACACACCGGGCGCCTGTAGCCTGACAGGGTGATTACGTCCTGTCAAGCGTCAGCCGGTCGCCGCTTGGTTCATGACTGACGGCATGATACTTGCCGATACGCTCAGCGCTGCCGCGGTCCAGTTGCTATCACCGGCGATGGTCAAACGCGACCCCGTCATTGAAAACGTAGTTGCGCCGATGCCCGCGCCGTTGAAAGCGCGCGGGGTAGCCACTACGGACACCACGCCGGCCAAGGTGTTGAAGGTTCCCAGAATGTGCAGCACGTATGTGTAGTGATAATTTGTGCCGGTGATCGTCAGGGACACGAACGTGCCGTAGTAGTCGTCACGCACGTTCTCCAGGATCAAGCTACTCACGCCTGCAGCTTTGACGTTCTTGCGGAACGTCGGGGCCAACATGCCTGTAGGGGCCGCGCTTGAGCCATAGTCCACGATCTCCACGCGCCGCGCCGCGCCTAACCCGGTGTCTCCGGCCAGCGACTGGATGGTGCCGGCGAAGAACACGCGGTCGCTATCCCCCACCAGCAATGCTACTCCGTCGCTGAACCGCTCGACGCGCAAGAAACCTGACACGTTGATCACGCTGCCGGTTACTGCCGGATTCTTTAAGCTAATCAGATAGTTGCTGGTGCCGCGCCAGAACACGGTACCGTCTACCTGGCAGTTGTACCAGATGGCACGGCCGGTATCCCCTTCGTTCAGCTCGATCAGCGCGGTGGCGCTGCCGGTGATCTTGTTGATGATTGTGCCGTTATTGAAGCCGCACCCGTGGAACGAACCGTCGCCTGCGCCACGGATCGCTTGGAACAGGCGGCCGCACCACACCTGACAGTTGTTGAGCACGAAGAACTCTGTGAACGTCCCGGCGGCGATGTCAGTCGACAGGCGCGCGACGGTGCTTGCGTAGATGCGGACGTTTTGAGCAGTGAAGCCGCAAAAACCGGTGCAGTAGATCGGGGTTTTACCTTCGGCTCGCAACGTGAAGTCGCGCATGAATATGCCGCCGATAATTCCAGACCCCCCGCGCAGGGTGAAGACCCCGTCAGGCGCACCCGTCACGTCGATCACGGTGCGACGCGAGTCACTGGATCGGCCGACGATGGGCACACAATCGAAGGAGCTATTCAATTGCGGCATCGCAGCAGTAATCACGACCCGAGCGACGTCTACCTGGACCGTGGGGTAACCATTGGCTTTGGAGAAGGTGATCGCAGCAGCCAGCGCGCCCGATGCGTCCTCATCGGTCGTAACGCCGTAGTAGGACAGGCGGATGACGGGTTGCTGCAGAGCGCGAACCCAGCGCCCGATGCTTGCCGGGCCTGCAAACACCATCCCGCCGTCGTCTGTAGCGGTTGAGTCTGCAACCCACGCGACGAACCCAGCGCCGGGACCAGAACTGGCGTAACCGTTGAGATAGACGACTTCGCCCAGAGTGCCGGTCAGAGTGCGAAGTTCTGCGACATTGGCCACCTGGCGAACCTTTAGCGCCGCGGTCGCGGACAACGCGTCAATGTCATCCCGCAGCTGCTTGGTGCGAGCCACCAGCGCCGTCGCGGCGCGGTTCAGCGGGCCGTCCGCGCCGCCAAGCAGGCGCTCGTTGGTGTTGATGCCATCGACATCATCCCAGCCGGCAGGCGGATCGATGTTGCTCATAGGGTGACGACTCCGTATGCGAACTGGGTGCCGTCGGCGAAGTACGTGCCGTCGGCGAGAAGGGGGATCACTGGCGGCCGCGGCGTCGGGCCGATCTGGCTGCCAGTATCGACTGGGGCCAGTATCGCATTCAACAGCACGTAGCGCGAGCCGAACTCCGACCATTCAGGGTCGGACGTGCCGCGCAGGTCTGCAAACACCAGCGTGACGTCCGGAAAGCCCAGGTAGCTGGCACGCGGCGTGATCGGCACGCGGTCCAGGCACAGCTGGCCGGCGCAGATCGGCACGCCGTTGCACACCACGTCGGCGTACAGGGCGCCCTGCATCGTGCGCAGCGTGATGCCCACGTCGCGCTCGTTGAGCACGACCGAGAAGGACTGGTTCGGGGTGACGACCAGAGGGACGGTCTGCAGGCTCACACGACCACCTCAGCCGTGTTGGCGTTGAGGTCGGAGAGGTAGATCGTACCGCCGACCACGCGCGTAGCGCGCGTCAGGTCCAGATCGGCCAGCGCGGTGTGGCACAGCGGCACCAGCAGCGCCTCGGACTGATAATCGGCGCGCAGCTGAATGACCGACGGTGCGCGCCCGAGGTAGCGCGGATAGTCGATGCCTTGGGTCGTGTCGAACCACACTTCGCCGCGCCAGGCGCGAAGGCGCGTCGCTACGTCCTGCGCCAGGCGCATGCCCGGTCCGGTCTGGACGTCCAGCGCTGTAGCGTCGCCGACGGTGCGCAGGTTGCCTTGATCGTCCAGATCAAGATCCCAGTCGGCCGTCAGGGCGAGCGTGTCGTTTGCCATGTGCGCAAGGGTACGGGTTGCAGCGCGCGGGCGCAACGCAGGCAGGGCGTGAAGATCCGTTTAACAAGTTCTTAACAACGATGACGTACTGAGGATGCGTTTCTGACCTCTTCTGCTATTCGCAATAACGCCATAATATAGAACAACATTCAACATTTATCATTGAATTTGTTGTTGTGGGGATTCTTAGAAACGTGTTTTACCCTCAGTATCGTTGTTAAGAAGTTGTTAAATGGACGTTCACAGGAAAGAGGGTTGACGCCGGTTGTTAGTGTCTATAACCTGTGCAGCACCTCCAAGGAACCCACATATGCAGACCTATACACCTACCGAACTGGAAGCCGCAGCCGCAGCCGCAGTCGAGCTATTCCGTGCCAAGTACGGGATCAGCCTACTCAAAGCACTGCCCGTCCCTGGCGTAGTGCCCGAGGAGCGACTAATCCGCAACCTGGCGACCATTTCGCCCGGTCAATACACGACGGCCAGTGTGTTCACTGCGGTGATGAAGCGCACCCCGACGCACAGTGAGGCCGTCAAGACGGGCCACCTGCTTGGCCGGATGGGGTTCGCACGGACCAAAGCCGGCCCGACCACGCTCTGGCTACTGGACGCGAGCGTCCTGCAAGGCGCAGACTGACCGTCCGCATCGCCCACTACCCACACGCAGACAGGCCCATGCACCCCATCCGATTCGCCCTGATCACATCCAGCTCATGCGAGCTGGCCAAGTCCTTCACGCTGGTAGACGGCAAGCCCGTCAGCTCGGCCATTGCGCACATGACCAGCGGCCACGCCAAGCTGGTCAGCATCGGCAACCTGCCCGAGCTGCGTGACGTGCTGGACATGCTCGATCCGCACCAGGCCATCACCGCCGGCGTGCCGGTCGCCGGCGATTCGCCGCTGACCACGCGCAAGGGCGCCGAGTTCAACCCAGACGCCGTAGCGCGTACCAACGAGAACTTCCGCTACTTGGACACCCCGTCACTGTTCGTGATCGACGTGGACACTGACACTGGCGTCTACCGTTCAGTCGGCGAGGTGCTGGACGCGCTTGAAGCCGCCTCTCCGTGGTTGCGCCAGGCATTGCGCGTAGCTCGCCCCTCCGCATCGTCCTACGTCGGCGAGCGCGGCCTGCGCGGCGTGCACGTCTACGTGGCTGTCACCCGCGGCACCGACATCCCGGCGCTGGCCAAGCGCCTGCAGATCGACCAGTGGGCCAAGGGCGCTGGCCGGGTGGTCATTTCCAAGTCCGGCGCGCTGCTGATCCGGCAGCTGTCCGACGCGTCGATGTACCAACCTTCTCGCCTGATGTTCGAGGCGCCGCCGGTGCTGGCCGAGGGCGTCACGCGCAACGTGCCGGCCGAGGACGCCTGGCTGGAACGTCCGGCCGAGCACACCGGCCGGCCGCCCAAGTACCGGACCAACGAGGGCTGGCTGGACGTGCAGCAGATGGATCCGGTCAAGGACATCGAGCTGAAACGCTTTGAGGCCGCGCTGCGCACCGCGCGCAACGCCAAGCGGCTGGAGGCCAAGCGCGTGGCGCTGGACTACCAGCGCAACAACGCGCTGGCCGCCGGCCGCGATGATGGCGGCGTGATGGGCGTGCGCGCACTGCGCATGCTGGGCGACAAGATCATGCCGCTGTCCTGGCCGGTGGTGTTTGAGTTCGACGGCCAGCAGCAACGCGGCACCGTGCAGGACGCACTCGGCGCGCTGGACGTGGTGATGGGCAAGCGCTGCGCCGACCCGCTGGACGCAACCCGCACCGACCTGTCGGCCAGCGACATGCGCGGCGCCGAGGTGTGCACGATGCGTGGCAAGCCGGGAATCTGGTCTCACAAGCTGTGCGAGTTCTTCGCCTTCGGCGAGTCGGACACCGTGGAGCTATCGCATCCGCTCGAGTTGGCCGCCGAGCGGCTGTGCGGCACAATCGAAGAGTGGCCTGACCGCGCCGACAAGAAGCGCTCCTCGGTCGTCAACCTGGTGTTCGCCGTCAAGCTGCTGGCCCGCGAGGCGCAGATTCCGCTGCAGTTCGACGTGTGCACCGAAACGCACGTGGAGACCGATGTACCCTCGGCTGGCATGTGGCTGGACGCTGTGACGCGCCTGGGCGCCTCCAACGTCTCTCCCGGCGCGCTGGACACGGCCATCGACACGGTAGCCCGGGCCAACCCGGTCGACCCGTGGAAAGACACGATCCTCTCGCTGCCGGTGTGGGACAAGGTTCCGCGGCTGGACACGGTGTTTACCGACCTATACGCCGCCCCCGGAAGCGAAGCGCAGACCGGTGCTGCGCAGCTGTTCTTCGCCGGCATCGTCATGCGCCAGCTGCGCCCGGGCGCGCCATGCCCGGTGGTACCGGTGCTGATCGGCGATCAGCGACTGGGCAAAGGCCTGTTCGGCGTGACGCTGTGCGAGGCGATGGGCTGGCCGCTGCCGGCCGAGATCGCATTCACCCCCGACGAGCGCAAGATGTCCATGGCTGCAGCGCGCGGCCCGGTGTGCGAGCTGGCCGAAATGTCCGGTCTGCGCAAGCGCGACGCCGAGGAGATCAAGCGCTGGACAACCGACACGCAGGACGTGTATCGCGCCCCGTACGGCAAGCGTGAGGAGAGCCACCCGCGCCGCTTTGCGCTGTTCGGCACGGCCAACAAGCACGAACTGAACAACGACGAGACCGGCAACAGCCGCTTCATGCCAATCCTGTGCGAGGCGGCCCTGCCACTGGGCTGGACGGTCGAACTGCCACAGATCCTGGCCGAGGCCAAGGCGCGCTTCTGCGGCACGATGACCGACTACACGCGCCTGGTTCGCACCGTGCCTGAGCTGGTCAAGGCGCACAACGCCGGCGACATGCGTGAGGGACGCGGCACGGTCAAGAGCGACCTGGACGACCTGCTGCCGCCGATCCTGATCAAGGGCCTAGGCGAAGGCAAGTCGGTCAGCTCGGCCGAGATCCGCAAAGCGCTGGACGCCACACCGAGTGGCCGCCGCTACGATGCGCGCGCTGTGTCGGCCTGGCTCAAGACCCGCAACTGGTCTCAGGGCGTGGACGGTCGCGGCATGCGTACCTACCGCCCGCCGACCGACTGGGCGCCGCAGGATGACGGCGTGGTCGTGGAGCTGAATCCGTTCACCAAGCAAGCGAAATAAACTGTTGACAACGTAGTTACGGTATGGGATTCTAATCCCACACCCACTCAACGAGACGCAGACGATGATTGTCGAATTGACCGCTGAAGACTTGAAATTATTGCGTGATTCACTTGACGAGGAGTTGCGCAAGGCACGCGCCGAGTGGGCGATTTATGGTCTTGATAGGCGCGATCGCATCACCGACATCAAGGCGTTGCGGACAAAGCTGCGCCTCGCTGGACTGTCCAAATGACCCTCTACTGGCTCACCCTCGCCGCTCTGCTAGCTGCTGTCGTGCTGAGTGTGCACGGCGGCGTAGCGGCCACCGCAGCCGGTTCGGCCTTCTGGCTGCGCTTCCACACCCGACTGGCCCTGGGCGCATCCGTCGCCTGCGTGCTGTTCGCTATCGTCGCGGCACCCGTCGCGGCGACCCTTTGACCCACAAGGAACCCACACGATGAAGCTGTTCAAGTGCAATGTGACCCTCGTACCCGAGCAGATCCACGACGCAGTAGCCGTAGGCTTTGCTATCTCGATCTACGCTGGGGACGTGAGCCGTGCGGAAATCGTGGCGCGCTTCGACGCTCTGGAGATCGGCGAAACGCTGATCGATGAAGACGGCGACACCTGGGGGCGCATCGCATGACCGCCCTGGCACGCACGTACACCGGCGACGAGCCGCAGATGACCGTCGCGCAGGCCGTCCAGCACCTGCAGGGCTGCCCGGCGCTGCAGCTGGCCGAGCTGGGCCAACTGGGGCGCGACTGCTCGCGCGTCGCTCGCATCTGGGGCGCGCCGACCGGCAGCGTGCCGGTCGTCGGCAAGCGCTGGCCGTCCGAGAAGTCCTACACCTTCGACGTGCTGAAAGAGGTGTTCTCCCGCAACCCGTCCACCGCGGCGTACATGCCGAAGGAGCAGCAGTCGTGAGCGAAGACCTGGAACAACGCGCCCGGGAAATGCTCGCGCACGTGTTTTGCTGCGATCCCGAAGAATTGTCGAAAGACGAAGTGCGCGCCGCCCGCGCCGTTCTGGCATATCAGGCCGGAAAGTCTGGTTACGTGACCGAGATGGGAGAAGCGGCCGAGGACTACCACAAGAGCTTCAAGTTCGCACACCCACTGCCGGCCCAATGGCGCTGGCATGAGGTTTGGTCGCGCATGCAGCAGGCGCAGAAGGTCACACGATGAAAACCCTCCGCAACGTAGTCCTGGTGATGCTGGCCGTGGTCGCCGTGCTGACCCTGAGCACGCAGCTGGTGCGCGCCCAGTCGGTCGAGATCCGCCGGGTGCTGACCGACTACGGCTGGCACGGCGTCGGAGGCACCGTGCAGGTCCACCAGCCGACGATGGAGTTCAGCGCGCCGTGGGTCGGCATCTGGGAGCGCAGCCCGCGCGGGAACCGCTATGGCGAGTGGATGTACGTCAAGGTTCTGATCAACTGCGAACAGTGGCAGCAAATCGCCTTCGCCACGCTGGACGACAGCTACAACATGGTGCTGATCGCCGATGCGACCGGCACCGATCCGGTGGCCACCTGGCCAGAGCCTGGCAGCGAGCCGTACCGCACCATGACGGCGGTTTGTGCGCTGTACGGCTATCAGCGGCAGGCGGTGCGCCGTCCATCGGCCGGGTACGTCGAACGTGTTGACAAGCCGTAATAACCTAGTTACTGTAGGCCCACACCCACCAACGAGACGCAGACGATGGAATACGAAACCACTCCCCGCCCGATCCGCACGCTCGAAGCGCTGGCCGATGCCCGTGCCAAAGGCGCTCGCATCGAATACACAGCGTGCGGTCCTGGGCGCAGCGAGTTCGAGGAGCGCCCGGACACTTACGAGGATACGGACGACCTCCCGAACGGCTGGATCACTCCCCGACATGACGTAGTTACATGCCTCGGCGACGGTCTCCGTGTAGCGCCCTGGCGCTTGGTGCGCGCCTTCTACCCGGTGCAGCCATGAGTTGGCGCCCGCTCACCGAGTCCGATACCCACGCACCGGAGTTCGCAGCGCTGCCGGGCTTGGCCTTCACCCTCAGCGACGCCGACAAGGCCAACGCGGCCGCGGCTCGCTACTACCTCACCCAGCACGTGCGCCGGCTCAACGAGCTGGACGGCGCGAAGGAGCAGCGATGAAAGCCCAGGACCTGTTGCGCAATTCCGCACAGCACATCGAAGACCGCGCAGCAGCCCGCGACCAGCAGGATGGCGAACGAAGCATGTCGCGCACCGTCCGCGCATTCAATGCACTCACCGGGCATCAGTTGTCGGAGCGTGACGGCTGGATGTTCATGGTTGCCCTCAAGTCGGCACGTGCGTGCAGCAGCGCCAAGGGCCTCGCCGACGACTATGAAGACCTTGCCGCCTATGCGGCGCTGGCCGGCGAGTGCGTGTCGTGAAACGCGCGATCCTCGCCACTCTGGCCAACGGCCCGGCGACGCTGGGCGACCTGCAGCGCGCGCTGGGCGTGCCGTCTAGCCCGGCGCACCGGCGCGGCGTGCTGCTGAACCGGCTCAAGGCGCTAGCTGCTGCCGGCCAGGTGCGGCTGCAGACCGCTCAACGGCCCTGGTACGAACTGCGCAAGTAGTTGACAAGCCGTAACAGCCTAGTTACGCTTACCTCACACCAACCACGGAGCACCCACAATGCTTACCCTCGGAATCGTCATCCTCCTCGTCCCGACCGTCTGGACCGCATACATCCTGACCCTCGCCGCACTGGCTAGCCGCGAGCGTCGCACTGGCGGTGCGCTGTGATCGCCGCGCCGACCAAGCCGCAGGCGATCCGCCTGCTGTCGATGCGCGCCGCTACGACGCGCCTGGCCGTGCGCCTCGGCCAAGCGGCGCTGGCCGCCGGCCTGTCGTACCTGCTGGCCATCACCGTGCTGGAAGTTCTGGCCCTAGCCGCGAGGATGCAGTGATGAAACCGGACTGGAAATACGCGCCCGATTGGGCGAATTGGCTGATGCAAGATGCTGACGGCACTTGGTGGTGGACAGAGCGTCGACCGCCGGAGTTGGACGTCCACGATGAAAGTTGGGGCACCGGCGGCGGGGGCTACGACAAAGCCGAGGCAGTTTATCTGCCAACTTGGCAGGATAGCTTGGAGCGCCGGCCATGACCTTCGCCAAGTGGCCCAAGCGCCTAGCTGCGCCAGTCGATCCGATGGACACCGTGGCTCGCTGCTGGTGGCAGTCCACGTACCGGCTGCGGCACGCGCTGCAGCTGACCGACCTTCGCGCCTTGGCGCGGCAAATCAGGAGTAGCTACGAATGGTCAGCATGAAGAAGCGGAAGCCGCACATCGTGCGCAGGCTCGGTTACTGGAAGGTGTGGCGCAAAGGCGGGAATTTCACATGGCGCTGCGACGCGATGATCTGGTGTGCCGATCAGAATGAGAAGGGATATTCAGAATGAAATTCGCTCTCCTGGGCTATACTCGGTCGTGGCAGACGCGCGTGGCCTTCGCCGCTGAAGGCGTCGGAGCGATAACGTGCGATCTCCTGCCGGCTCTACAGGACGATCCCGACGAACGGTACCATCTGCCCGATGACATCTGGGGTGCGATCGGCGCCGGCGGCTGGGACTACGGCCTGTTCCATCCGATGTGCACGTACCTGACCGTCTCTGCGGCTTGGGCGCTCAAAGACCCGGACTACGATCGCTACCCTGGGGTCGGCTACCACCAGCGTGTGCAGGTCGGCACGCTGATCGGCGCGGCGCGGCGCGCGCAGCAGGAGCTGGAGATCGACAACTTCGAGCGTCTGCTGGCCTTGCCGTTCCCGTGCGTACTGGAGAACCCGGCGGCCAACTTCGTCAGCCGTGTCGTGGGCAAGCCGACGCAGGTAATCCACCCGCACCAGTTCGGCGATGACGCGTCCAAGGCGACCGGACTGTGGTACAACCGAGCCGCCAAGGAATCGGGCTTGCCGCTGCTGCAGCCTACCGTGCACGTCGCACCGCGCATCGTTGACGGCAAGCCGCGCTGGGCCAATCAGACCGACAGCGGCCAGAACAACCTCACGCCAGGCGCCAACCGGTGGCTGGAACGATCCGCTACCTACCCGGGCATCGCCGCCGCTCTCGGCGCGCAGCACGGCGGGTGGCTAGCCAGGAGCTGACATGATCGCCATCCCGCCCAAGCTGCTAGTGTATGGCGCCGTGGCGCTCGCGCTGGCCATCGCCGTAGGCACGATCTACGGCTGCGGCCGCAAGGCGCAGAGCGACGCCACGGCGCTCAAGGTCGCCCGGCAGACCATCAAGGTCGAGCGTCAGGCGCTGAAAATCACCAACCAGATCGACATGCGCGTCAATGCCGAGGGCATCCAGACCGCGACCAAGGCCCAGGAGGCGACCCGTGAAATCGAACGAATCCGGCAGAGCGTGGCAGTTCCGTCGCAGCCTGCTGTTCCTGGCGATCCGGCAGGTGCTACTGGCTGCGATGCTGCTTGCGCTCGCGTCATGCAGCTCGCTCGGGAAGCCCGAGCTGCAGCGGTCGAATCAAGCGCCAAGCTGCAATCAGCGCGCGCCGGCGCTCGATAGCGGCGATCCGCCAGCAGAGGCGGACGGTAGTCCCAGTCTGGACTGGATGGCTTGGGCGCAGGCCTACGTGCAGGCGCAGTGGGCGATCGTGGACCGTGACAACAAGCGGGCAGCCACTGCGGACTGCCTGGACGAACTAGCGAGGATCAAGCCGTGAATACTTACACCGAGGAAGAAGTGGTCGAGGCCCTTCGGCAAGAGTTCCTGTCGCTCCCGCGCTTCTCCTTTCACATCGGACGCACGGGCGGAGTGACGCGCGTTCCTGACCGCTACGGCCGCTGGGTGGAACACGCAGAAGTGCATCGCGTGCTGGACAGTTCGGTATCCGTGGACTGGGTTGTAGCCAAGCTGCGCGCTGCGCGAGCAATGAAAGCCGCGAGTAAACCGTAACCCCAACGCCCGAGGCTTGAACCCTCGGGCGTTTCTGCGTAATATGCGTGTTACGTTCCAACCCACAAGGCAGACACCCACACATGGCACGCAAAACGCCACGCTGGTACCAGCGCGAGACGGCTGACGCCGTCATCGCCGCAATTCAGGCTGCACGCAACACCCATCCCATCGGCGCTGTCGTCACCGGCGGCGGCAAATCGCTGATCGGCGCTATGCTCTGCGAGGAGCTGATCGCGCTGCACCCGCACGCCCGAATCATGTGCCTGGCGCCCAGCCAAGAGCTGGTCGTGCAGAACCGCGACGAGGCGATGGCCTACCTGTCCGCGGCCCTGGCCTCGCAGATCGGCACCTACTGCGCCTCGCTGAACCGCAGGGACCGCCAGCGCAAGATCACCTTCGCTACGCCGCAGTCGGCGTGGCGACAGATTCGGCGCTTCGGTCCGATCGACTATGTGATCGTAGATGAGGCGCACGGCTTTGACCTCTCGCTCAAGTCCATGCGCAAGCTGGTCGAAGGCCTGCAGGAGATCAAGCCGACGGTGCGCTTCATCGCGCTGACCGCAACCCCGTTCCGCCAGAAGGGCGTGAAGACCGTGCCGCTGTCGCAGTGCGGGCTGTTCACGGCCAAGGTGTACGACCTGACGACCGGCCGCAACTTCAACCGGCTGATCCGCGAGGGCTACATCTGCCCGATCACCGCGCCGACGGTGCGCTTCCCGCAGATCGATCTGGACGGCGTGAAGACCAGCGGCGAGGACTTCGATGAAGCCCAGCTGGCGGCGGCGGCGATGAAGATCACCGAGGAAGTCGTGCAGGTCGGTCTGGACAACCTGGACGATCGCCAGCACGTGATGTGGTTCGGCGTGAACGTCGCCCACGCCAAGATGTTGCGCGACGCGCTGGAGCGCCGCGGCGAGTCGGTGACGCTGATCTACGGCGACCTGGACAAGGGCGAGCGCGTGGAGGGTATTCGCGAGTTCCGCCAGAAGGAAACCCGGCACATCGTCTCGGTCGGCACGCTGACCACCGGCTTCGACGCGCCGCACGTCGATGCGATCGTGCTGGTGCGCGCTACGCGCTCACAGATCCTGTTCCGCCAGATCGTCGGCCGCGGATTCCGGCCGTACCCAGGCAAGGAGAATTGCTTGGTGCTGGACGCCGGCGGCAACTTTGCGCGCCTCGGTGCGATCAACGCCGATCTGGAACAGGGCGACAGCCGCGCGGGCCTGTGGGAGTGCAGCGCCCAGCAGATGGAAGGACCTAGCGGCCCGCAACGCGAGCGAAGCGGCATCCGCTTCCCGGCACCAAGCCCGGAGATCGCCGAGCGCGACTTGCGCATCGTGCTGGAGCTGGCCGGCTTCGCGCCCGACGAGCCGGGCTGCGGCTACCTCAACGACCCCGAGCACATGACCTGCCGCAACTGCGGCCGGCCGCGCCAGGGCTTCATCACGCAGTCGCGCAAGCCGGATCCGAAAGACCCGACCAGCGGCATCGGTGACAGCTACGACATGCACGACGAGGACAGCATCATCCTGCGCGACGAGCTGTGCGTGGAGACGCGCACGCTGCCGGTGCACCACACCGAGTGCCGACCCGAGGGCGACAGCGTACTCAATTTCAGCTTTGAAACGGAATTCGGACCGTATGGTCTGCGGCTGGACTTCAACCGCAAGACCGCCGACAACCGCTTCTTCGCCCAGGCGCGCAAGTTCTTCGAGGTCAGCACCGGCCGCAAGCTGCCCGGCGAGGCGTACCGCGTGCTGCTGCAGCGCGATGCGATCCCGCATCCGACCGAGCTGACCCTGACCAAGTTCGAGGATGGCATGACCTTCCTGACCGAGCTTCGCTTCATCCGTGATGGCCAAATGGAGACGTTCCGCTATGACCCGAAATACTAATCCCGTCAGCAATAAGCCACATTTGCGCCTTAGACCCTGGCCGGAACATGACGTCATGTATCTGGAGCGGGGCTGGTGTGTCTACAAAGGCGAGTCGTCGTTTGCAGACTTTCTAGCTGCTACACGGTGGTCAGTCCACTGGAACTACGCGCACCGGCAGATGCCGCGGCCCGGAAGCCGTGCGCACGAGCGCTTCGGTTGATTTAACTGGCGCCTATAACGTAACATCCTAGTCACGACTCACCGGAAGCCCACACGATGACAAACACCGAAGGCCTGTTCCTCGACTTCGAGACGGCCAGCACCTGCGACCTTAAGCTGCACGGCCTGGCCCGCTACCTGGCCGACCCGACCACGCGCCCGTACTGCTTCACCTTCGCGCTGCCCGGAATGCGGCAGGCGGACCTGTGGGAGTTCGGCCAGCCGATTCCGCGCCAGATACTGGACTGGATCCGCGCCGGAAAGCCGTTCCGTGCGCACAACGCCGGCTTCGACTACCACATCTGGAACGGCCCTCTGCAGCGCTACGTCCAGGGCTTGCCGCTGCTCCGGCCGGAGCAGGTCCAATGCTCGGCAGCGCGCGCACGGTACAACGGGTTGCCAGGCTCGCTGGCCCGGGCCTGCGACGCGCTCGGCCTGCCGATCCGCAAGGATACCGATGGTGGCAAGGTGATGCTGGAAGTGGCCACGCACCCGGAGTGGACCCCGCAGACGCATCCGGACTACTTCCGCCGGATCTACGACTACGCCCTGACCGACACCAACGCCATGATGGCGCTGTGGGAGGCTACGCAGCCCATGCCGGAGCAGGAGCAGCGCTACTGGCAGCTCGACCTGGAGATCAACACGCGCGGCTTCGGCTGCGACGTGGAGGCCGCGCGCGGCATGGACGAGATGCAGCAGCTGGCCAACCAGCTTATCGACTTTGAGCTGGAAGTGGCGACCGACGGTCAGCTGCTTGCCGCCAGCGAGGTGAAGAAGATTCAGGCGTTCGCCGCATCGCTCGGCGAGGAGATGGACGACTCGGGGCGCGAGACGATCAAAGGCCTGCTGGAGCGCGACAACCTGCCCTCGGCCCTGCGCGACGTGCTGGCCCTGCGACTGGACGCCAGCCGCGCGCCGAAGAAGCACGGCGCGATCCTGCGTGCGCACGTGGACAGCCGCATGTGCCACAGCACGGTCTACCACGGCGCGCTGTCGGGGCGCTCCACGGCGATGGGCTGCGGCGATGCCCAGCTACTGAACGTGGCCAGGCCGCGCCCGGGGCGAAAGTGGGCTGCGTGCGAGACATACCTGGACGCAGCCAAGCGGCGCGACTTCGACTTCCTGAGCAGCGCCGAGGTCGGGCCGCCACTGGCCGCGCTGGCCGACGCACAGCGCGCGCTGTTCTGTGCTACGTACGAGGGCCACACGCTGGTCTGCGCCGACCTGTCCGGCATCGAGGCGCGCTTGACGCCCTGGTGCGCGGACGACGAGGACGTGCTGGTCGAGTTCGAGCAGGGCATCGATGGCTACGTGACCGAGGCCATGTCGATCTTCAAGCTGGAGCGTGAGGCCGTCAGCAGCGATCATCGGCAGATCGGCAAGGTGGTGCGCCTGTCGCTCGGCTTCGGCGGCGGTGACGGCGCGCTGGACAATATGGCCCAGAACTACGGCGTGAAGTTGGAGGACGACCTGCGCCGGCAGATCGTCTGGGGGTACCGCGAGGGCCATCCCCGCATGTCGTCCTGGTGGGCGACGCTGGAGTTCGCCGTGCTGATGGCGCTGGACCAGCCGGGCCGACGCATCGAAGTGCCGATCGGCCGCGGCAAGTGCAGCAAGGCGGTGTTCGTCAAGGACGCCGTCGCGCTGCGCATGGAGCTGCCCAGCGGCCGGTCGATCAGCTACCACAACGCGCGCCTGGTGCTGGAGCCGGGCGCGTCCGCCCCGATGGCCGTCTATGACAAGCCCGAAGGGTACGTCGAGACGCTGGACCGCAAGATCCTCTCCAACAACATGGTGCAGGGCCTGGCCCGCGACCTGTTCTGGGCGGCCATGCTGGACGTTGCGCCGGTAGAGAAGATCGTGCATCACGTCTACGACGAGATGATCCTGGAAGTGCCCGTCGAGCGCGCCGAGCTGCGTCTGGAGCAGCTGATCGACCGACTGCGCAAGGCGCCGCGATGGGCACCGGGCCTGCCGCTGAATGCGGAAGGTTTCGTCGCACAGCGTTGGAGGAAATAATTGTTGACAACGTAGTTACGGTGTGGGATTCTAATCCCACACCCACTCAACGAGGCGCAGACGATGAAGATGATTACCAAGAAGCAAGCACAGATTTTGGACTTCATCCGCGCGCAGCTGAATGTCGACCTGACGGCTAATGCCTATTTCGTTAAGCGGGCCGTTATCGGCGTGTACGTGCCGGACTTTTCGGCCCGCCAGCAGATGAAACTGGTGGAGTCCTTGGCCGCCACCTCCGGGAAGTTTGAAGTCGTCCCGGGAGGCGCTAGCAAGGTCAACTTCGTGATTCCTTCCTAACCATGTGGGTACGCTGCTCCCGCTGTCAGGCGCGCCGCACGCTGCGCTACGCGCCAGTGGCGTACAAACGCATGCCGCGCTGCCGCACGTATGGCTGCACGGCCGCACGCAGGCGCCAGGGCAAGCGGCAGAGCTACTACGTCGATCACTACCGGCAGTTTGTAGAGCGCAACCGCGGCCCGAAGGCCAAGGTGTGCCGGTGCGCTGCCTACCACTTCCCGCACCGCCGCGAGTCTGGCCAATGCCAGTGGCGAGTGCCTTTCTGACCAACAGGAGAAACGAGAGATGAAACGTGATTTCAAAGCCTTGGACGCTGCCATCGTACTGGCCATCGGCCAAGGTACCTCCACGTTCCGCGGCCTTTGTTCGCATCAAGAGGTGAGGCCGACGGCTGATGCCAGCGACCCGAAGTCCCACGACGGCTACCGGATGATCGACCGTCGCCTGCAGGCACTACGCAAAGCCGGTGCGATCCGCCAGCGTCGCTACGGCGTGTGGGAGGTGGTCGAATGAACGAGACCGAGATCCGCCAGCGCCGCGAGGACTTCGCCCTGGCCACCTTCCAGACCATGCTGGCCAGCAATCCGGGCAAGACCTGGCAGCTGCTGGCTTACCAAGCCGTCCGCGCCGCGGACGCCCTGATCCTCGAACTGGACAAGCCGCAATGAACACCCGTCTCTATCGCCTCACCCCTGCCGGCGGCAAGCCGAACCACTACACCGACAGCTACGCCAGCGCAGCGCTGCGTTATGGGCCGCCATTCGTGGGTGCCGCAGATCGCCTGCAGGTCGGTGAGCAGCTTACGCTGCCCGACGACACGATCGTGGAGCGTGTGGCATGACCGCCTATCCGCTGGAACAGCCACTGTCGGCGTTGTCTCCGGCCCGCCGCGTCTACATCGTACGGCGCGGCCTGGTGTTCCTCTACCCGGCATCCATCGTGCTGGACATCGCCAACGACCGCTACACGATGGACGATGACCGGCCGTGGAACGCTCGCGGCACGGACTGGGCCTGCGGCCGCCTGCTGCACGACCAGCTGACCGACGAGATGGACCTGTGGGAGCACAGCAAGCTCAAGAGCCTGGCCCGGACGCTGTGGCTGACCGAGGGCAACGACGCGACCAGCTTCGAGCTGTGGTGGGAGTCGGTCAACCCGGACGCGCACCCGGAGTGGATTGGCGCTGCAGCCAAGCTGGCTAGCCGCGAGCTGATGACCTATCCGCTGTTCCGTCATCGCCACTTGGTTGACGACGTGCATACCTTCGCGTAATGTGCGCGTAACCAAATAGGAATCGCTATATGTCGCGTGAAATCCCCGTGCTGGTAGACCCGGCAGAGTTTCTGACCAAGCCCCTGGAACTGTGGACCGTCCGGGATCTGACCGACGCCCTGGGCTACCAGCTGTCGGCAACCGTGGTCGGCACCAGCAAGGCCGGCATCGCGCAGATGCGCCACCGCCGCTCGGCCACCAATGAGCGCCTGCAGCGTCTGCGCGACGCCGTAGCTGCCAACGAGGCCGGCTACCGCAAGGCGCTGGTCAGCTGCCTCACCAACCGCAAGGCGCGCCAGCGCGCATAACCCACAAGGAACCGCAACGTGAAAATCATCATCCATTCGATCGAGGAGCTGCTGCAGCTCACCGAGCTGATCCGGCCGCCGCAGACCATAAACGTAACAAACACCCTGGACGAGGCCGACGCGATCCGCAGCATCCTGCGGCATGAGTCCGGGAAGGTGACCGAACACCTGCGCGGGACCATGTTGGTCAGCGCAGAAACGGCGCGCCAGATGGGGCGGGTGGAGCCCGACGGCCTTCCCGACGACATCGACGCGCCGCAGGCCGTCGTGGCCCAGGCTGCGGCCAAAGACGCTGCACGCACCGACGCCATTGCGGCTGGCAAGTTTGAGGATACGGGGCCGTCACTGCCGGAAGTGGCCGCACTAGCCCCGGACGTGGACAGCACGGGGCGCCGCTGGGACGGGCGCATCGACTCCAGCAATAAGGCGCTGAACACCAACGGCAGCTGGCGCGCGCGTCGGAATCATGGTTACACGCCCGAGGAGGTCGAAGCGATCAAGGCAGAGGTGCTGGCCGAGCAGGCGGTTGTGGAAGCCGACGAACCGGTCGCCACTGAGACGCACGCGCTGCCGCAGGTCGAACCCGAAACTGCAGGCGATACCCCCGATGTGCAGGTCGAACCCGAAACTGCAGGCCAAGCAGCGCCGGCACAGGTCGCCAGCACGGTCGACCTGCAGGCGCTGGTCGCGGCCAGCCAGGAAGCTGCGATGGACGCCAAGGACGGGCTGCAGGACCTGCTGGCCGGATGCCGCGACTTCACCTCGGCGCACGGCACGGCCGAGTTCAACGCCCTGAAAGCCGCCGTAGCGCCGCGCGGCGACACCGGCGCCTCGCTGCAGGAGTTTACCCCGGCCGAGCGCCGCCTGATGCTGGCCTGCATCGCCAACTACCCGCAGAAGGAAGCCTGAAATGTCCGATAAGCCCGCAACTGTCACCGCGCACCTGATCGCCTTTCCGCTGGGTGTGGCCTGCTCGTTTTACTGCGCCCACATCATGACCTACTGGTGGTTGTGGTTCGTCGTCCCGCTGGGCGTGCCGGCCATCGGCACGATCCACGCCTGGGCGCTGACCTTCGTCACCTGGTTCCTGACGCGCGGCCTGGCGCTGGGCATCATCGAGCGCACGAAGCTGCTGCCGGAGCATAGCTCCAGCAGCTACATCATCGGTCGGCCCATCGCCGTCAGCGTCTTCATGACGATCGGCTGGGGTGTGCTCTACGTCCTGCAGCGCCTGATATAACCTCGCCGGTCCGCACCGGTAGCTGCGACGCCACGGTGTCAGGTAGGTCTCATGACATGCGGCAAGAAGCCCGGCCATTGGCCGGGCTTCTTCGTTTGGGACGCTTGACACGGCGTAACTAAGTGGTTACTGTAGGTCTACACCCACCAACGAGACGCATACGATGGACAGAGCAGTATGGGCTAGCAGCGCTACCGACCTGTGGGCTACTCCGCAGAACTTCTTTGACAAACTGAATGATGAATTTGGCTTCGAGGTGGATGTGTGCGCATCCCCCGAAAACGCCAAGTGCGAGCGCTACTTCACTAAAGAGGACGACGGACTGGCACAGGACTGGTTTGGGTCGTGCTGGATGAATCCGCCCTACGGCCGCGAGATCGGCAAGTGGATGAAGAAAGCCAAGGAGGCCGTAGAGTGGGGGGGGGGGGGGGGGAGCCCCGTTATGCCTCGCTGGAGCCGACCGCCCGCGGCCCCCCGAGGAGGGCT